TTATCTAATATTGCTGGCTTGCATCCTAACTCTGTGTATTGCTGGGCCAAGGGACGTAACCAACCTAGTGTTACGTCTATGATATGGTTTTTAAAAGCTTTGTCGAGGGAAAAAAATTTAGTATACGAACAGCTATGGCTCGAGTATTTATATCTTGTCGAGGGGACAGCGGATGCCTATGAAGAAAGCCAAAGGTGGATACAAAGTAAAGAAAGCCAAGACGAAGAAACCCATGAGCAAAGCGAAGGCTAGGAAGAAATGAACTATAAAAATTGGGGAAAAAAAGAACCGCCCCTTTTGTCTGTGTGTCGGAGCAAAGGGTATGTAGTCTTTACAAAAGATAGGGATTATGATTTAAATATAATAGGGGTGCGTTCCTCTAGTCGTACCCCGGGTAGCTTCGATGATCGCATCTATATAATATACCAAGAGCTGGGGGAATGGATTGAAGAAAGCTATGAAGCGACGACTGATCCCAGTATGGAACAGCATCTGAATCCCACCAACAGTAAAGGTGTGGCTATCCTAAAAGCCGGGCAATACAGGGGTGTGTGGACAATGGATATGCACAGGGGAAAATACCTAGCTTTATGCCAGCGTGGTGCTGTTGTTACAGTATGGCGTGACCG